CTGGTTTTACGGAATATCCTTCCGGCAGCGGCATCTCCAATGGATAAGCGATCTCCTTCCACGCCAAGCCCATCTTGTTGGGCTCAGTGGTGCCTGGAACGGTCTCGTAGGTCTTGAAGTCAACCGTCGCAGGGTTGCGGGCCAAGACTTCGTTGGCCTCCGCCTTCTTCGCTGCCCGGTACTCGTTGATGTCGTGGACGCGCTTGACGGCCTGCTCCATCGTGACCTTATCCAGATCCTCGGGCTTCCACCGCAGGCGGGCAGGGAGGTCGGATGCGGGGTCGATGGAGTTCTTGAGTTCGTCGATCAGGTGGTCGAAGCCAAATTCTCGGGTATCAAACCTTGCAGCAGTTTCATAAACAGGCGTTTCACCGGGAACCTTTTGAAGCCAAGGATTGCGGCTGAGGATTCCGGGAGCGTCCGATCCTTGATAGTCGCCCGCCTGAGAAAACATCAAACTTTTATCGGTCGCGGCCTCCCAAGCACGACCAAGATCCGTGGAGGCATACCCTTCTTCAGGGAATCCGGCCAGTCTGCGGTGACGCTTTAGGGACGGACTCATGTATTCAACATCAAACTCACGCAGTTCCTGAGTGTGAATAATCCCTTGATCCGCCAACTTTCGAACTGGATCTTCTGGCGTGCCCATCTCGTTTCGGATGTAGCCGCCGAGTTTCTTGTCAATCCACTTATTTATGGCAGCGCCTTGCTCAAGCGAACGCATGATCGGCTCTTGGCGGCGCAGAATGTCGGGATTGGTAGTCTCTGGCGGATAGACGCGACGCATCTCTTGAAGCGCATCCGCCTGATCCATTCCGCCGCCTGTTCTGGTTTTAAGCGGGTCAACGGCCGTCTCAACCTCACCGGCCAACCAGTTGCCACCCTTCATCTTGATGGCCCCACGCTGAGACTCGAACCGAGATGCAGGCGTCAGGGCTTCTGACAGGATGTCTCCGGCAACACGAGGAGCGGCCATGGCGGCCCTTCCTGCGGCCTTGGTGGCGGCAACGGTTGCCTTCCCACTCCCAGGCAAACCTACAGCGTTTACGGGGTCAAGGATGACATTCGTAAAGGTCGCGGCGGCCGGAGAGCCGGTGTACTCCAGAACCTTCTCGCCCAGGTACTCAGCAGGAGCGCCGAGCATTTCCAGTGCGCCTGCCGTGTTCTGCAGATACCGCTGACCGGTCTCGGTGCGGGGGAGGTAGGTCAGGGCGCTCTGAACGTCCTCAACCTTCTGGGCGGCCCTGTTGACATCAGGAGCCCGACCGCGGGTGGGAATCAGTTGAGTAAGCCCTGCAAGACCTGCAGGGACGGAGCCGAGAAGTCCAGTGCCGATAGTGGCTGCTGTTTCACCGGCACCGGTTAGGCGACGGGCAATCTTTTGACCGGTTGTCTCTTTAGGCTGTTGGGACTCCCCATACAGCAAATCTGCCAGTTGTCGCCCTAGGTCGGCCATGGCTTACCCTCGCTCGGAAGATGATGGATTATGCCCACCAGTCTTTTCTGAGTCTATGCGGGATTGGAGCCAGTTTGCCAGTAAAGCCTGCACCTGCCAGGAATCAATCTCAACCCCAGGCTTGGCCAGGATCTCGAACCGGTTCTCGCACTGGGTCACCTTCACGGTTACCTCAAATGCCGGTATTTCAGGTATCTGCAGGCGCTCAACGAGCAGATCAGATCGCATACGGGTTTTCCCTTTTCCGTTGTCCGGCGTCGATGTGGTCGTGCTTGGGAATGTAGTTCTCAATGATGTTGATCCGCTTCACCGACCACAGAATGCGAGGACTGCGGTTCAGGCGTAGGCGCAGGCGGGCCCAGAATGTCTCGCACTTGGCGAAGTCAAACCACACCCACATGGCCACGAACCCACCCGGCGCCCTGTACAGGTTCAGGCCCAGTTTGAAGTAGTCGCCCTCTTTCTTGAAATGGATCACGGTTTCCCCTTCATTCGGCGTATGGGTTGACTTTCCTGCGCTGCCCTGCATCGATGTAGTCGTCCTCATCCAGTTCGTCGGGGATCGGATCGATGTTCAGAAACCCGGCATCTCGAAGGTATCGCAGGGCCTGTGACATGGCGTCGCAGAAGTCATCGTGGTCGGTGTTGGGGAAAGAACACACTTGAGAGATCATGCCCTCCGCCCAGTCACGAACGTATCCCTTCCTGACGCTGCTCTCGGGAACCCAGACTCTCCCGGCTCGGATGATGTTGGCCACGATGGACAGGCGTTGGACCTTGTCCGCCCTGCCGGGGTTGTAGGCCCTGACAGGGATATGGGCCCTCTGCAGGTCTTGGATCAGGGAGATGCCCGCGGCTTTGTCCTCCACCAGGACGAGATCTACCCGCTTTCTGTCCTTGCCCTCACCGAAGACGGTCTCGTACTCGTCGATGACCTTGGGCCGGAGATCCGGGTACTGCAGGCGGTCCTGCCAACAGTCGATGATCAGGACGCTTCCAGGGCCGTCCTCCTGGCGGAAGACTCCGAAGGTGATGGCGGCCGTCGGATCGTTCTGGGCCTTCTCGGTGAAGGCGCAGTCGTAGGACTGGACGACGAAATCCAGTTTGGGGATGGGCTTGTCTGCAGGCCAGAGACGGAACCAGTCCCGGTTGACGATACCACCCTCTTCCGGGTCGATGATCTCAGCGTAGATCTCCTGGCGGCCGAGTTTTGTCCCCTCGTACTGCAGGATCTGCTTCTGAAAGGACGGAGCAAGGTTGTCCAGGTTGGAGTAAGTGCTCGCTGTCGTGACCTGTACGTCGTCCCCATCCCGGCCGATGAGGTCGATGATCAAGTCCTTAGGCTTCGGAGTCGTGGTGGCCAGGATGCGGGTGTGCTTGCCCAGGCGCACCGAGAACATGATCTGGTCCCAGGCGTCCTGCAGGTAGTCCCAGGCGGCCAACTCGTCACACCATGCACCGTGCCACTGGCCACCGCGGAAGCGTTCCGGCTCTGAGGCAGGGATGCCCTTAATAAGTGAGCCGTTGGTGAGTTTGATCTCGTGGTACGCCCGGTTGTAGTCCGCGATCAGGATGTTGGGGATCACAGCGATCAGACCAGAATCCCCCTCGAAGCAGGTAGCCCGAACGTCCGCGGAGGTCGGCGCAGCCACGAGCCACCGGGTGCCAGGAGTCTCCCAGGCCCACCATCCGATCTGCTCTGCAGCGGTACGGGTCTTCCCGGCTCCACGGCCTGCCAGGAGTAGCCAGATGCTCCACCAGTCCCCGTCAGGCAGGATCTGGTGCTTGTGAGCCTTGGTGAGCCATCCCGCCCTCCAGGCGAAGGCGGCTTGTCTGTCAGCCGGGAGGCGCTTGAACTTCTCCCGAACCTCCTCGTCCTTCAGGACGGCGACAAGTTCATCCACGGCGGGACTGCTCTATGCCCTTCAGGACGGTATCGAAGATGGTCAGGTCCGTCTGAACCTTCAGGGGATTCTCAGCATCTCCGCCCACCTGCACCTTGTCCCCGTACTTCTTCGGGTTCCACTTGGCCAAGAGTTTCAGCCGGGTCTCGATCCGGAGTTTCCGGTGGCCCAACATATCCTCAACCGTCGTGGAGCCGCCCTGGTCGGACATAACCTGCTTCTCGCCGTACTGGGGATTGTCGGCAATCAGCAGGCATTCCTCAGCCATAGCGTCGTATCCGGCTTCCCGTGCGCGTGCGATGTGTGCAGAAAGTTCTTCGTCCTGAGCCATCCACAGATACACCGTCCGCCAATACGGCATACCGTCCATACGGCAGATTTCCCTGAGTGGCACTCCCTCGCTTAGGAGTTCGCACATCTTCTGGGCGATCTCAGGGTTGTACTTGGAGGGACGGCCCATCTTCTTGGGCTCTTGAGGGGTTTCCGCGGCCTGGGTGGTATCTACCCCTTGGTCAGGGGCTTTTGAAGGCTCTGCGGCGGTTTTGGTGGCTTTCCGTGGCATCTCGTACTTTCAGAGACATTGGACTGCCGGGGAGTTTAACTCGCGGTTGAGGTTTTGGCCAACAAGGATGGGCACCTTGTGCAGGCGGCTCATCGGCGCGGTCTGCACTCCGCCCGAATTTGCCCGATGCCCATGCGTGTTGGTTGTTGGTGGTGGGCGCTGATTTCCCACTGGTGTCTCAAGGAGTCCCTGCCTCCACGGACTTAGGGGAGTAGCGGAGACGCATTCACCAACACGACTGGGGACTGGCTTGTACATACGCACCGGACAGAATACATACGCCTCCTGCCCACCAATCCCCATGCGTGTTGGCCCCCTTTCGGGGCCGCGGGTTCAGTTACAAGTGGTGTTGCAGGTGCGGGCGGCGCCCGTTCCGTAGCAGCACTCGGTGCAACTGATGGTCTTGCCATTGACGGTAACCGTGTAAAACCGGCACGAGGCATAGGCCGCAGTGGCAAATGTGGTGATGGCCAGGATGGCGGCGATCTTCTTGAACATGGTTTTCTCCTTGAGAAGGGCCACGAAGAGCCCTGATTTTACTGTTAAGTGATTGATTTCACAAGTGTTTTACAGCCACGGGAAGTGATAAGCCCAGTATGCTGACTCGCTCTCGCACATCCAGTACCACTGTGCTGCAGAGACAAGGCCCTCCGCCTCTGCGATGGCCTCGTCCAGGCTGATCAGGTCTTGCAGGCTCATGCGTAGATCTCCTGCAGTTCGCGCTCGATGCACTCCATGTCGCAGGTGTCGCTATCCACCCGCTTGCCGTCCATGTCGAGGACCGTGTAGTCGATCTCAAGCCAACCCAGGTCATAGATGGACTCCATGAGGTGGCAGCGCGGATGGCGGGCGACCTTGTGGATCACCACCTCGAACAACTCTTCGCCCACATAGATGTATTCACGGTTCTTTTTCATCATCTTGCTCCAGTTACCCTGCGTTGTGCAGTGCTTGCATTTTAATATGAAGTTGGAAAGGGGCGCAAGCCCCCTCCATCACTTCACCTTGCACAGAACCCGCTGATGCAGGCGTTGGATGTTGTAGCCGCCTGCCAGGATCACCTCGATCGTGACATGGCGGTCGCCGTTGATCTCGAAGTGGCCGCGGAAGCCATCCGGGCAGTAGCCGACCTTGGCGCTGTTAACCTGCTCCACACCGGCCTCAACCAACTTGGTAGCGATCTTGGCGTTACGCTTCTCAGCCACGGCTTTGGCGTTCTTCCGCATGAACTCCTCGATCGCGGCGCTGCTGTTGCCGCTGAACAGGTTGTACCAAGTCTTGCCACCGGCAATGGCGAACAGGGTGTTGTACACGGCGTGAGCGCCACGCTTGCGGGTCTCGGCGTACTCAGGGCTGCTGCGGTACTCAATGACGGCCTTGGCGCGGCCCAGAGCCCACTCAACGTCACGGTCGGCGATCTGCTTGTCCTGCTCTGCGAAGAGTTCTTCGAGGGAGGAGAAGATTTGCTTGATTGCGTTCATGTCAGTTACCTTGTTCAGTTACCCTGCTCGATTGCAGTGACGCAAGTTTAACACGAAGTTAGAGCCTATGGTCAACTAGGTGGTTTCCCTAGAACGGAGCCTCTGGCCATCGGACCCACTGCTTGACCTTGATGATGGCCCTCTGCCGCTTCAGGCGCTTGAGGTTGTCAGGCGTCGTGTAGGCAAAGGGCCACCAGTTCGGTGTTTGGACTAGCCCGGTCTCCAGACCAGGAGATCCATCAGCAGCACTGAGATGGCGAACAGGTACACCAGTATCCAACCCAACAGGCACACGCCCGCGGCGATGCGTTCTTCTGTCTTCATTCACACTATCTCCTTGATTTTGTAGTCCTTAAACACTGCTCCAAGGGCCTTGCTGCCCACCTCGCAGTTCTTCACCCAGACTTTCTTGCCGGATTTCATGTTGCGCCAATGCCCGCGACGCTCGTGCCATCTTGGGCTTGCGTGCGTTCCTCCTTGATCGGCGCTTCTGGGCTTGGTAGGCTCAATGACTACGGTCTTCCAGTCGTAGGTCGGAGTCTTGCCTTGACGGGCTTTCTTCTCCCAGTTGGCCCGCTTGATGGGCTGATACCCGGTAGCGGGCGAGATCTCCAAGGACTCTAGGAAGGCCGCGACAAAGGCCAGGACTCCGGTTGCAGGACTGGTGCGGTAGTCAAACGGCGTTCCATCCTTGTGCCTTACCTTGATCCCCTCATCATCAACGGTGAAAAAGAACGGCGCGACTTCGCGCAACTTTTTGTCTTCAATTTGAAACGCACCCACCCCCGTAACATCGTCAGACCTGAAGATGAACATGAAGGCCTTCTTGTCCTCGTAGGCGCACACCAACGCCGTTTTGGGATATGGCAAGGGCCGAGACAGAATTTCGCTGATGACGGCCTGCTCCTTGCGGTAGGCGCCGGTCATGTCGAACCAGTGGTACTCCACCGCGCCCGCCGGATTCATGGCGACGAACTCTCGGATCAGGGGTGTCAAGGCTGTCTCCTGAGAAGGGGGCAAAAGCCCCCGGTTGATCACTGGTACTTTTTGATGAACGCCTTCAACTGGCGGACTTGCTTGCGGGCCCAGACCTGCTGCTGAGGGCCTTCATCGCCCATCAGAGCCTCGTTGTTGATGTGGCCCTGACTCGGGTTGACGAACAGGTCAAGGACGTACTTGGCCTCTTTTACGATCTGCTCGTCAGGGTATGAGTCCACAGCCACCTTGTCGTCGGTCGAGATGTTGTCGAGGCTGTAGGCCAACTCATCGATGGCCATAGCCGACTTGACGATTTCTCTCATGTCGGCCTCCTGATTAGCGGTGGTTGGTCTTGACCGAGAACACGGCCGTGACGGTGGTGTTGGCCACGATCACATCCTCGGGGATGTTGCAGACCTTGGCGATGGCCTTCCAGTCCGTGACCTTGCGGTTTGCCTCGATCACCGAAGCCTTGAAGTAGTTGCCCTCGAACACCGAGCCGCCGCCGTTGGTGGCGACATCCTTCATTGCGCCCTTGATCTCCTCGGCCTTGGCCGTCAGTTCGGCGATCTGCGCCAGGATCAGGCCGAGTTCGTCAGCAGCCAGGAGAGGGATGTTGTTTGCGTCCATGATCAGTTACCTTTCATTTACCCGCAACACCGTGTTGCGATGTGTGAACTTTAATTTGAAATCAAAGTCCGTGTCTAGCGATAAACCCTACCTTTCACTCGGAATTAAAAGAGCCTTCGTGTCCTCAAGGAGATCCTGCTCTGTGAAGCCCCAATGCTTGGGGAAGCCCTTCGTACCTAACCCGTGTACCCCAGTCTTTCCTCTGTGGTGTTCGGGACACAGGGGGATGACATCGAAGTGGCTTGCCCTCTTGGCCATGCCGACACCGGATCTAGGGTGGTGCAATTCGCTTGGTGTCCCCGGATAGCCCATTCTGCGGCAGACAGAGCAGCCTAGATCGGCCACTCTACTCATGTGCTTGCGCTCGGCGATCGTTGTCATAGCGTGTTCTTCACCTGCGCCCTTGCAGAACTCTCAAGGGAACGCCACACATCGATCCTTGCCTGCGCCGCCACCATGAGCCACCGCATCCGCTCTTCCTCCTCGATCGCGGCCTTGATGGCCAGGAGGTGCTGCTTGTAGTCCGGGTGGCTGTATGCCTCCCTCTCCTGCGCGTTGACCGCCTCGAACCCGTGCGTCAGGGCTTCCTTGCACAGTTCGGCCTTCATGGTCTTGCGGTACTCCTCAAGGTACGTCCGGTTGGCCTTGGCCTGGGCGTACTTCTTCGAGTTGGCGATCATGAAGTCGATCGCGTCGTTTGGGTCAATGATCTTGTCGCTCATAGTTTTCTCCGGTTACCTTTAACAAAACATCCTTGCCGTTCGGGCCCTGCGCTAGAACCCGGATGATCCTTCTGCTTACCTTCTCCTGCGCGTCGAACAGTTCGCTGTGGGTGATCCCCGCCAGGAGTTCCGAGTACAGCCCCAGGAGGTCCATCAGGGCGCTGATTTCCTGAGCCTTGAGGGTCTTGCTTCCTGTCTCCTTCAATCGATCCAGAGCACTGATCACCGCCTGCTGCAGGGCGTCTATCGCCCCACCTTCGTCCCTTGCGACCTTCATCTCCACCAGGGCCTCGATCAGGTTGATGGCGTTGAAGACCGCCTGCCAGTTCTGCTTCGTTGCCTTGGCCTGCCTTGCGGCTTCGATCGCGGCGTCAAGCGGGGCTATGAACCTCAGGACATCGGTGGTGGTCAGCCTTGCCGCCCCTTGCATGGCCATCAGATGTGCCGAGGGGTTTGTTCCCTTTGGCTTGTACTTGCTGCGCTTCCTCATCCCATTCCCTCAAAACCGCCAGGGCACATACCGCATACAGGGCAAACTTCAGTCGTTGAACAGCAGCCAGATGATGACTGCCGGGATCAGGACGACGAAGATCAGCAGAAGGATCAGCAGCACCTGCCCCACGTCTTCCATACCGTCTTCTTCCCACCGCATGGCCAGTCAAGAGATGTCCTCAACCCTGAGAACATACCTTCCCTGGCTGTTGGCTTCTTCTTGGAGTCGTTTTTGTCTCTTATAACTGTTGCCGTGCTTCCAGTTTGGGTTGCGCTCATCGTATTGATAGGTGCCATGGAACCTCCTGTCATGGACGTTGTTCTTTGGCGTGTCCCACCTTAGATTGACCAGTCGGTTGTCGTCCCGAACATTGTTGTTGTGACAGCATTGCATTCCTACGGGCTTCGGCCCAACGAACGCCTCTAACACCAAGATGTGAACAAAGACTAGCCTTTTTTTAATCTTGACCCTGATGTATCCGTCTGCGTTCTTCATTGGCTTCAATGGCCTTTCAGAAAAACGCCTTTCTCCATAGAGTTGATGCCAACCTGTGTGTTGCTTCCTTCTGACCAATCCAAGTTCAGATACCTCGTAGTTCGTAGCCCAAGGAACATCGGCCCATTTCATGATTCCTCCTAGGAGATGTCAACGATACGCATGACATATTTTCCCTTAGAGTTCTTCCGATGTCCATGCACCTCCACCCGGATACCCGCATCCCTGACCGCGGCGATGGTTTCCGACTCTTGGATCTTCTTGATCCGGGCAGAAACGGCAGACGCCGTGACCTGCACCGCCAGAACCTCCCCCTTGCGGATGGCCAGGAGGTCGCACCATCCCCAGAGGTCTTGCCGAATCCGGGCATGGGGGTTCCAACGCTCCACGATTGACACCAAATACCCCTGTTCCCGCAAAAAAGCGAGGCTTCGTTGGGTTGGGGAGAGACTACTCGCCATCAAACTGCCCCGGAATCCGCCTTAAAACGGCCATAGCGGCGTTTTTTAGCGCGGTTGATACCTCACCCTCATCCTCCTCGCTTGCGAGCCTTAAAACGAGTTCTGCGCAGGCTCGGCGTTCGATCTGGATCGCCTGCTTGGAGGTTTGGATGGCGATGGCCATGATTTCGGCCTTGGCTTGGGCTAGGCGCTCCTCGAACTCCTTCTCGGTGTACAGGGTCTGTCCGGCCCCGCGGCCGAGTAGAAAGTTCTTCTGGAAGTCGGTCAGGTCGGTCATGCCTTGCTCCTCTTGGGTTTGGGTTGGCGCTCTTGAACCGCGTTGGCCCAGTCGTAAGACTCGGACATCATGGCTTCGAAGTCAAAGTTTTTGTCAAAACAGCCGCGGAAAGTCGTCTCTGTGGACTCGCGGGCGATGACCTTGTTGTCGTAGGTGTACACAGCCATGGGCTCGGAGATGTGGCCATGGACGAAGGAAGCCCCTTTGGGGGTGACGCGCCAGACGCCTGAGCGGAACTTCTTGCTCTCGACGAACCCCCAGTGCTCCAGGAGCGAGTAGTTCTTGCTCCGCATCACCCACCGCGGGGCTCTCTTCTGGACGTTGACCCACCCGTCGTCTGTGCCGTGGACCATGATCCACCGCAGGGTCAGCACCAGGGTCTTGGTGAGGCTGTACTTGTTGATCCGGCCGCTTCTCTCGCAGCAGGGGCAGTATGCGGAGCCGCTCTTGATCGACTCCTGCCAGTTCTTTCGCATCCGGGCAAGCCAGATGGTCTCGTCTTCGAACAGTTCAACTTGCATCTTCTTTCCTTTCAATTACCTTTTGCTCGTTCATCCTTCGTCTCAGATCCGCCAGGGCCTCAGGCCCCCGGCGCTTCTCAATGTCCTCGCAGGTTTTCTGCCACCACTGTCGAGCCTGCGCTCCACCCGAGGTACTGGCGATCTCCCGAAAGCGCCGGAGCCAGTGACGGGCTTCGCAGTCCCTCATGTGGTTCCAGATCTCCGGTGGCGGTAAGAGCGTCTCGAATCTGATCCCCAGTCCAGGCTCCGACCCCTTCGCGGGTTTGGTTGAGGACTTTCTTGGCTTCTTCACGGGTCATTCCCTCACCCCCAGGACTTCCTTCCAGGCCGACTTCTGGTACGGAGTGAGCCGCTCCCCGCGGGCTTCCCGCTCCTTCAGCGCATGAGCCCATCGCTTGGGGTTGGAGTGGGAGAACATCTCCTCAACCTTGCGGAGGATGGCCAACTTCTCCTCGTCGGAGACCTTCCTGTACTCGACCGCAGACATCGTCTGGGCAGGAGCCGCCTTAATGTCCTCGGTGATGGATGGCCAGTCCTTAGCGGGTTTCCATGCGTGCCTGGAGCAAAGATGCCCGTCACCGGCATCAACCGTCCAACGGTTGGGGCAGCCCCTGGCTGCACACATCAGGTGCATTACGTCTTCCATCTCAGTTCCTCAGCAGCAAAGGTTGAACATTGGATTCAATGAACCCACGGGCCCCGTTTTCGGTGGCAGAAATCCCAGACAGTCGCGCAGGAGCGTCCTCCACCCCGCGGGTGGTATAGGTGCGGTAGAAGTCGCAGAACCGCTTCTGCAGGAACGGCAACTCGTCAACCTGAGACTGGCAGAACTTTGGCCATCCTCCGAGGGTTTGAATCGCCGCATGGGCGATCGGATCGCCTAGGTCAAGAGTCTGGTAGGCCCCGACCTGAGAAATCGCCTTGTAGGCCCTATTCCACGCCAACAAGGCCCTATCCGTATGCGTACCCTGCAGCATCCGAACCAGATCCGCAGGCTTTGGAGGGAACTGGCCCTTCTCCGGGTCCATGGCGTGGGAGGTCAGAGCCTTCCGTACCTGCTCAAGATCAAAAGTCTGACAAGCCTGCCACCAGACGCTCATGGCGAAGTCCGAGACATCCTGCTTGTAGAAGGCCATGACATCGGAAAGAAGGGCCGCGAAATCTGGAAAGTCACTCTGCTTCACCGTTTGCCTCCATTTGCTGTTGCATCTTTTCGACCCACCGTTGGGCCACCGCTCGGTTTCGAGCCTCAAGGGCCTCCTGCTTGTTCAGGGTCACGCCCCCTTCCCTTGTCAGCCAACTGGCCTTGAATCCACCCCATCCGCGAAGGCAGCATTCCTTCAAAGCCTCCTGCATCGAGATGCCTGCCTTGACGACCTCGGCCTCGACTTGAGCCATGGCGGTCTTGGTCAACGGCAACTTCTTGGCTCTTCTGATGGCCAACCAGTCTTCCCAGACTTGGGGTTCAACACCATCGAAGCACTCGACGCCAGTCGATGTGCGTGTATTTCTAACCTTGGTTTCTGGTTGTTGGTTCTTGGTTATTGGTTCTTGGTTATTGGTTGGTTGCACGTCCGTTGAACGTCCGTTGGACGCCTGTTCTACAGATGCATTACGGATGTTCTGCCGACGCTCTGCGGACGCTTTACCGGCGCGTGACGCCTGATCCTTTTTCCCGCGATAGTGCGCGATCTCCTGATCACAGCGGGCATGGAAGTACCCGTCAGGGGTGTAGGTGAACATATCGTTCAGTACATCCCGGATGACGCTTGGCTCAACGCGAATGCGCTTGGCGACCCACTCCATGTCGAGAGGGATCGGGCCTTCAAGGTCGTAGTACATATCGATCAGGCGCCGATATGCCAAGTCCTCCTCATTGCTCAGGTGAGCAGTGGAGGCTCTGTAGTCACCAATGTGGAACTGGTAGTAGTGCATCAGTTGTCCTTGGGTGGACAGCCTCAGGGTGGAAATTCCGAGGCGGGCCAACCCGTTGCGGGTCTTGATCGGGCCTGAAGCCGTCCGCCCAAGGACACTGACTTGCAAGCCCACCTTATGCGCTTTCCACGGCGCTGATGAGCATCTTAATCGCCAAACAAGTCTGGGCGCAAGTCCCTGCGCGTCACAAGCCCTTGCGTGGCCTCCTCGATCCTCTTGGCTAGGGCTGCAGAGCACTTGCGCTTCTCGTGGATCAACAGAGACATCCAGGACTGAGTCACACCCAGGTACTCGGCCATCTCCTTGATCGCTCCGATCGGCTCTTCGTCAAAGTATTGTTTGAGGTTCATCCTTCCAGTCTACTTGAACTTTTTATACAACACAATGTTGACACGATGTTTGAGTTGTGATCCACTGTCTTCACGCCAAAGAGGCGGTCACTGAAAGGTTGAAATGAAGCATCTGCCCTACAACACTGGCAAAGTCCTCATCGGATGCCGGTACGAGCCTTCCACGAAGGTCGAGTTCAGCCGTGATGCTGAACGCATCCAAACGGCCCTGATCGGGTCTCCCAAGCGAGAAGTCACCCCTGGCTACTACCTGAGCCTTGCGGCTGTTTGCGTCGCTCTCATCGTGGCTCTGATGTGGGTGACGAAATGAGAAACATGAGAGTTCTGATGTCGGGCACATCCGTTCGGATGATTGCCCAAGAAGCCGATGCCGCTATTGAGGCAGCCCGCCTGTCGTTCGTGATGAACAAGGGCCTGACCGCCGAGGAGTGGCGCAAGATCATGGAAGTGGTCACCTATGCGAAGGTTGCCTGCGCCAACGCCCTGCGCGAGGAGGAAGAGAATGATTAAGCGACTACTTCTGACCGCGGCGCTTGTCTGCGGTCCTGTCCAGGCAGAGTTCTACTCGGGCAACGATCTGTTGCAGAAGATGGACGGAGAGTTTTCTGATCGAAGTTTGGCGCTTGGTTTTGTGGCCGGGGTGGCAGATGTCTGGACGAACATTTCAGTCTGCCCTCCGAAGAATGTCACTCTTGGGCAGGCCCATGACATCGTGCGGCGCTACCTTGTGGACAACCCGCAGACTCGCCATTTCACTGCCGAATCCCTAGCAAAGAATGCATTGGAAAGGGTCTGGCCTTGCAGAAGGGGGAGCGGGACATGACCCGCGACGACATCATCCGAATGGCGCGGGAGGCTGGGCTTGCTGATTCTCCCGAGGACTACAACCCGTACTGGACAGCCGACAGCATCGAAGACCTTGAACGCTTCGCCGCCCTTGTTGCCGCTGCCGAGCGTGCTGAAGTAGAGCGTTTACGCGCTTTGTGCGAAGAGATGTCAAGCGAACTTTTTGTATATCGCGCGTCCGAGAACCTAAAAGATGTGACTGCCGCCATCAGAGCAAGGGGGCAGGAATGAGAACCAACACGAGTCAGGTAGATGACGAAGAGTTTGTCGTTGAAGAATCGTATGTCCACATGAATTTTGACAACGACATCCTTTCGATGTATGTCAGTGTTGACAACGAAGACTACACGGTTCCCATAAAGCATCTTCAGAGGATGGTCGAACAAACAGACACAAGGTCAATGGAAATTCGTTTGAAGTTTTCGCTGTCAAAAGACTTGTTGCAAAACGCAATTCACAACTGGATGCTAGGGCGGACAGATACGTTCCTTGAAGAGGACAAGCCCATGTTTGATGCCCTTCGTGCAGAACTGAATGAGTGCATCGCCATGCTAGATGAAATGGTATTTGTGCCGGAAATGGATGTAAGACTGAATGGTTTGCGTGGATCGATTGCTGAGGCTAAGGATTTGATCGGAGAAGATGCGGTCAAGGCCATCATGAAGATCATTGATGCCCGCAAGTAAGGAGCAAGGAATGACTGACGAAGAATACCTAGAGTGGTTGAAAGATCCCAAGGCCCAAGACGAGTACCAGGAGTGGTGCCTGAAGGAAGCCCTGCGTAATGCAGGTTTGAGTGTGGAAGAAGTGTTGAAAGTAACTGAGAAAGTTTTCTCTAAGGAGCAACAGAAATGAGTTTTATCGTAGAAGCATCTGGCGGCAGCCGCGAGTTCAAGACCGTCCCCGCGGGCACACATTTGGCCCGTCTGTACCGCATCGTTGACCTGGGAACCCAAACCTCCCAGTTCGATGGTGGTGAAGTGAAGATGCAGCGCAAGGTGATGTTCGGGTGGGAGATCCACGGCGAAGACGATAACGGCGCACCTCTCCTGACGGAAGAAGGAAAACCGATGGCCGTCTTCAAGAACTACACCCTGTCGTGGAACGAAGCCGCAACCTTGCGGAAGGATCTGCAGGCTTGGAGAGGGACGCCTTGGACCGACAAGGAAGCCGCTCGGTTTGACCTGAAGAACGTCCTGGGTCAGTGGTGTATGTTGAACGTCCTTCACCGTCCGGGAAACAAGGACGGGAAGATGTTTGCCAACGTCGCAGGCATCTCCCCTGTTCCGGGCTTTCTGAAGAAGCAAGGTCTTCCTGAAGGCCACAACGAACTGCAGATGTTCCGTCTTGGAGATCCCGACTGGGAACTGTTCGAGACCTTCTCCAAAGGTTTGAAGGCCAAGATCGAGTCCTCACCCGAGTACAAGGCACTGGCCAACACCGGAGCCTCTGAGAAGAAGAGCCTCTCATCCATGGACAACGATCTGGATGGGGACATCCCCTTCTAACTTGGAGTTAACATGATCGTCAGAGCATCGGAATCGCAGCACTGGTACACCAAGTCTGGGGAACCGGCTTACTCGGTCAAGAACAAGGACGGGCATCAGCGACCAACCACCCTTCGGGATGCGCGGAAGTTGGGGCTCGTCCCCTCTGTGACCACCATCATCAAATGCGCGGCTTCTCCGGGTCTAGAGGCTTGGAAACTGCAGCAGATGATGCTTGCGGCCCTGACCCTTCCCAGGGCCCCAGAAGAGACGGAAGAGTCCTTCATTGGCCGGATTCAGTCCGACTCCAAGGAACAGGCCAAAGCCGCAGCGGAAAGGGGCTCAGAGGTCCATGCGGCCCTTGAATCCTTCTTCGAGACACGCCATGTCACCTCGAAGTTCTCGGGCGCTGTACTGGGAACTGAGAGCCAGATCGTGAAAGTTTTTGGCGATCTGGAGTGGTCTACAGAGAAGTCTTTTGGTCACCCCCTAGGTTTTGGGGGAAAAGTAGACCTTCATTCCTCGGACGGGAATGGGGTAGTGATCGATTTTAAGACAAAGGAGTTCACAAGTGACCAAGTGGAGAAGGTACAGGGATTCGACGAGCATCTCATGCAACTGGCTGCCTACCGCGTTGGGTTGGATCTGCCTGATGCGCGATGCGCGAACGTCTTCGTCTCGGTGACAGAGCCGGGACTGGTCGTGGTGAGGGAGTGGTCACAAGAAGACCTCGGCAGGGGAAGACTCATGTTTGAGTCTCTCCTGAACTATTGGTACGCAAAGTCAGGACTGGAGAGATAAATGAACGACTTCTGGAGCGTTGCGCTCGTGATCTGGACTGTGTTGGCTTGGCTGACACATATCGTGGTGGCGATCTCGTCTAGCAAGTGGATTCTTCTACTGGCAGGCGCGATCTTCTTCCCCGTGGGCTGCGTTCACGGAACTGGTGTTTGGTTTGGCTTTTTCTAAGGAGAGAACATGATTACCCTACAACTCACCCCTGTGCAGTACGACATCGTCAAGGCTGCAGTCGCGGCCTACAGCGACGGTCTGATGAAGGCTTTGGAGCCGAATGTTCAGACGATCACCGTCACCAAAGGAAATGCGTCCGCTACGGTGGAGATCCCCACTCGTCCGTGGGAAGTTGATGCGCCTTACGGACTGAAGAAGGACGGCACCCCGAAGGCTTGTCCCGGCCGTAAGACCACCAAAGTCGTGCGAAAGGCCCGCGCATGATGCTCACAACCGAAGAGGTCAAAGAAGCCTTCCGGGCTATCTGGTTGGAGGAAAACTACGCCTTCCTCGAAGAAGACCTAGTGAAACTCGCCAATGGCTTTATCGCTGCGGCTGCGCCTAAAATCGCCCGAGCAGAGCGAGAAAAGTGCATCGAGTTCGTGCGGTCTCTCAACGGGGTGGTCGCAGACGCCCTGCAGGAGAAGCGCCGTGACGCCTGAGGAGTTCATCGATGCACTGTTTGGGGAGGGGTGGACGAACGACCAACTGCCCCTCTTCCTTGAGGTGTTGAAGGGATTCGACCGGGACTCCAAGCGGTATCACGAGATCCGAGACATCTTGGCCAACACAAACGGGTTCGTTGCAACTAGGGAGCAACTCAGTGAAATTGATGACTTGGTTGACGAGGCAGCCCGATATGCCGGACCTGTTTGACTACGCTCCGATGCTTATCAAGATCGATCAACTCGAACGCAGGATTCACGACCTGTGCCTTGAGAAGCAGCACAAGGAAGCCATTCCCCTAGTTGATGAGTTGATGGAGCAGTGCGTGGTGCTCAAAAAGTGGCTGAAGGCCCAGAAATGATCCTCATCAAGATCAGCGAGGGGAAGTTGGAAGCGAACTGGGATGAGATCGTCGCTCTGGCTGACGAGTTCGACCAAGGGGCTAACACCGAAGATGCTTACATGAGCAAGATCTTCTCGCTGATCTTCGACAAGGGTTACGAACAGGCCCTGGTGGACATGGAAGAGCACAACAGAAGGCTCCTTGTCCTCGCTACCTGCACCGGCGGACACGCATAAAAAAGGCCCCCGAAGGGGCCCAACTCTCTGGTTTGGCAACTGGAGAGAGAGGAGAGACACTCTGTTAGGGCATCGGGCTGCCCATAGGATCTACATTGGTCAGTGCGCGTTGGGCTTCTTCTTCGGAAACCCCTCGGGAACGCATCTTGTCCAGTAGGTACAGGGTCAGGGGGGAGCCAATGCTCAGGGCCGTACCGCCCAAACGGGTCGGGATTGTGGGGATCATGGCAGCAGTACCACCAAGAGCCCCCGCACCGGCCACAGCAGCACCGATCGGGTCGCCCTGCTGCACCCGCTTCATGACTTCCATTCCAGACTCGGCAGCACTCAGGCCACCCATGGCGCCCATGGTCTTGGGCATATTCATCATGGGCTGACCAATCCGCTGCAGAGGCGGCGGCTCAACTGTTGGGGGCTTGGCGAAGCGGAACTCAGGCTGAACCCCGCCGATCTTGGCGCCCTTGCGAAGGCCCTGCTCCATTTGATGGGCCTCGGAGAAGGTTCTTCCTCCGCGATTCCCATAGCCCATGGCTCCTGCCCACTTCTCCACGGGAGTTCCCGTGCGGGTAGTCGCCGGACCGCCTTGCACATTGGCCGTCAGGTTCTGCATCATCTGAGCACCGCCTGCACCGCCTGCGGCAGCAGCAAGGTCAATCATCGCCCTGGTGGGATCGACGTTCTGAGCCATCTGCCTAGCCTGAGTGGCCAAAGATTGCGCCGGGGAAGGGGCGGCAGGCTTGGGCTCTGGCATCGTGTCTGAGCCGGGAATAAGGTTCGGGCCTAGGCGCTGCAGTTCTCTGGCAATAGATGCTCGATCGGCCTCAGCCCTTCGCAAAGTCTCAGTATCGCCCTTCGCCCTGGCTTCCAAAATACGTTGAACTTCTCTTTGATATTCGGCCTGAAGAACACGGATTGTGTTTGGATCTGGGGTCAGATCAACTTTCTCCCGAGTGGGCGTCTTGTAGAACTGAGCCGCAGCCAGACCCTCGATCTCGGCATCTGTGGCGTTCTCTGGCGCCGTGACGGTGATGAACTTCCCGTCAGGGGTCTGGACCTTGAACTTTTTCTCGGCCATGATTACCTCACCACCTTAAACGGCTTCTGCCCCGGATATACGATGTTCGTCACCCGGCGCTGATACTCGCCGAACAACTTGGCGAACTCCGGAGTGTCTTCAAAGTCCTCGTACTGCATCTTGCTCCTACGCAACGAAGCAGCCAGTTCGTTCTCAAACTTGGCCTTCTCGCGCAGGAAGTTCAACTTCTGACCAAACGACCGCAGCGTGTCGGTCATGTTCGGACCCATGGCGTTGACCATGGTCTGCTCGAAGTTCGACACAGAGGTTCCAGATCCCAGGCCCTTGCGCTGTTCGAACTGCGTGATGGCCAGGAGTTGACCCAACTCAGCAGCACGGTCGATCACATCCTGCGGGGCACCAGTCTGAGCGATGATCTTGCGAACCGCAGGAACACCAACAGAGAACGTCCCGACACGGATGGCCTCTTCGGCAAGGTTGCCGAGAGCGGAGATCACATCACCGCGCTCCAGAACACCCAAAACCTGATCCATTCCAGGAGCCTTCAGGAGAACCTCCATCCGGTCATAGATGGGAATGAGCCCAAGAGCAGCCTTGCCTGCAGTACGAACCTGAGCGGTTTGATCGGCTCGGGACTTGGCGGTGGCTTCAGCCTCGGTCTTCAGTGCTGCGCTTTCGGCTTCAGACTGAGAAACGGTCTTGCGCCCAGGCGCGGCACCAACGTCAGCAGGCGCAGCGCCAGGACGAGCCATTCCTCCAGGACGGCGGAAGTTGGCAATCCAATCCTGGCCTTTCCCTTCTTCTTCAGCCCGACGGTACTGGTCGTACTCGTAAGGCGTCATCTTGAAGGTGCCATAAGGAGTGGCGAACTCCTCTTGCTTCTGGCCAGGAATCGGCAGATTCAGGTACTGCTGAGTTGCCCGGTCAAAGACGATGCCCTGCATCGAAATGACGTACCGGTCCTGCTCTGCCTTGACCATGTCAGACAGAATCTTCGCCTTACCTTCCATTCCAGGCATTGCAGCCAGACCCGCAATGTCCCTCGGAGTAATCGGTCTGAATCCTTGTTGAGGGGAGCCAGGGGCAACGGCGGGCGCAGGCGCCGTCGCGGGAGCAGCACCAGGAGCAGCAGGAGCAGCAGCAGGGCGCCCGCCAAGCAGGCTCTGAAACTGACGCTCTCCTCGTGTAGCCTGCGCCATGCCCAGTTCCTGAGCAGCCAATTCCGACCGCATTTGAGCGATATCCATCGCCCGCTTCTCTTCTCCTGCCTGAGCAGGCCCGACCATCGCTGCGACGTTCCCGAGGGACTCGCCGAAAGATCCAGTCTTTGTGGGAGCCAGGAAGCCCTGAGCCATGGCCAGGAGAACGGGATCGAAGAACTGGTTCTCCCGAGCCTTGAGGGCGTTTTCCAGGGCCGTTCGGCTTGCCATCAACTTCTGAAGAGCGGCCTGCTCCTCAGGAGTGTCAGCAATCATCGAGAGAGGAGGCCGTTGAGCGGTTGCCATCTTTTTTCCTTACGGCCCAACATCAGGATCAATGGGCGGATAGTTGTTTGGGTCGTAGATGTTTACGCCGGTAGAGGTGTATCCCGTTCCATACCCAGAACCGGGCTCATAACTAAGGCCGGTCCCGCCGAACTGCTTGCCGATAAAGTCAAACAGGCGGTTGCCCCAACCCTTGTCGGTATTGAAGCCCGATCCGATCAGTGAGCCAAGACCGGCAATCTGGGACAGGGGAGATGGGCCGTATGCAGGCGCAGGTTGTTTCGCCGTTTCAGAGACCGTCGTCGGGTAGGTGTAGCCGCGCAGGATCTGGGCGACGTTCTGAGCACGAACGGTCGGGGCCTCAATCTTGGCTTGTTCATACGCCTGCTGAGTTGCTCCAAGATCTGCCAGAGCCTTCAGACCGCCCGTGGCAGCCGTTCCGGCCTGGGAGCCAATTCCACCCAAAGCAGAAGCGGCAGAGGTCTGACCGGCCTTTTGCTTCAGAGCCGCATCCAGAGCACTTTGGTAGCCCGCAGCGCGGAACTTGGCCTGCTGCCCCAGGAGATCAGCCTGAACATCCGCTAGGGACTGGCCAATCGCTCCGGCGTACCGGCGGCTTCCGAAAGCACCAGTTCCCCCAAAGGCAGCCCGCAACTGCGGCAGGTACTGCTGTTGGACGTTCTGGGCGCTCTGGCGGGACATCTCGTCCACGACCGACTGCTCGTACGGGTTGAAGAACGCAGAGATGTCGCCCTGAGTGATCGGAGCCGCTCCCGCCTGACCTGCCGTCAGGGCAGAAGTCATCGCAGGTTGGTAGGCTGTGGCCACCCCAGGAGCCATCTGGTAAGCCTGCTGCTGTAGCGCAGAAGGTCCGGCCACCATCTCAGCGCCGGGAGTGCCCAACTGCTGACGACCTTGGGTTGCAAGGTCGGTGAGGTAGTCGGTAAGGTATTGAGGAGCAGTCGTCGCCGTGGTGCGACTGGTCTCGATAAGTGGCGGAGTGCCCGGATCAAAAAGTCCCATGATTGCTCCTTTACCGCTTCGATTTTAAGTAGTCAAGCGGAGATTTCAAAGCGGCAGGCGGAAGATCTTTTGGCCCCTTTGACCTAGCCCGCTTCCGGATGGCGTGCATCATCTCGTACAACTTGTCGGTTCCGGCCTTGGTAGAACCGTTCCCCAGAGCAGAAACCACGTCCGCCGGGAAGACAAACTCCCCGTCAGCGAGCCAGGCAGGGATGTCGTCGGACTGGCCATCTCCCTCGCCGGCGACGTGCTTCCCGCCCTTGAAGTCCTCCCGACCCTTGTGGGTTGGAAGTCCACCGGCCTTGGCCAGGAGGGGTAGAGCCATTCCGCCCTCTTTGGCCTGCAGAGGCTCGACGTACCCGCCCTTGGCGTAGTTCACCGCTTCCGGCAGAGATCCGCCCATGATGTCGTCGATGGAGTCCTCCTGGCCGTAGGAGTAGTACGGCTGCTCGTTGGCTGCCTGACCCAAGCCTCCTTGAGGGGTGCCCATCCGCTCGGACAGGATCTGCATCAGTCGGGGATCGATGTTCTGCATCATGGCATCTCTTTCAAACTGTTCTTGCGCCTGACGTACCTGGGCAAGAGGATCAACGTAACCTTGGGTGACTCGGGATTCGAGCATCTGGGGCGCAAGACGCCCCATCTCCTGACCGCCTCCGAAGAAGGCAGGCAAAGCAGCGGCCGACGCAGCACTCGGAAGGCTTGGAGTGGTTGGCCTCGTTGTTCTGGTGGTGGATGTTGGAGCGGTTGTCGTCTGGACGCTAGACGCGACGGTTGGCTCACCAGGAGGGGTTCCAGGCGGAGTTCCGGGAGGCGTGCCGCCCCCTGAAGTCAACGCTTGATTGACAAGATCGACAGCAACAGATGTTGCTATTCCAACACTCACCGCCGCGTTTACAGCGGCATTTACTGCAGTAGAGGTGCTGACGCCGGTGTTGACAGCCGCATTTACTGCGGCATTCACCGCGGCGGTAACGGCCGTGTTTACATCCGTGCCGGTGTTTGTGGCTGTGTTAACCGCAGAAGTGACAGCAGAGTTGACCGCGGTGTTGACGGCGGTATTGACATCCGCTCCCGTATTAACCGCAGCATTCACAGCAGTAGAAACGGCAGAGTTCACGGACGTGTCAATCGCAGTGCTGACGTTCGTTCCCGTGTTAACGGCGGATGTCACGGCAGAGTTCACGGCGCTGTTGACCGCGCTCGTGACTGCAGTGCTCACATCCGCACCGGAGTTAACAGCAGAGGTGACCGCAGAGTTGACTGCGCTCGTTACCGAGGAGTTGATTGCAGTAGATGCATCAACACCCGAGTTGACCGCAGAAGTCACTGCAGAGGTTACGGAGGAAGACACAGCCGATGTCACGGCTGTTCCTACATCCGCGCCGGTGTTGACGGCAGAGTTGACCGCAGAGGATACGGAAGATGTGACTGCGCTCGAAACCGCCGCAGTTGCTTCAGCCCCAGAGTTAACTGCAGAGGTCACCGCAGAGCCTACAGACGCCCCGACAGAAGATGTGATGGTCGACGCGACATCTGCTCCAGTGGAGGCTGCAGAAGTCACTGCAGACGACACAGAGGAAGACACGGCGTTAGTGACGGCCGCTGTAGCGTCAGAGCCGCTTGTGACGGCAGAAGTCACAGCAGATCCAACCGCTGAAGTTACTGCGCTCGCGACATCAGAGCCGGAAGTTACTGCCGATGTCACGGCGGAACCAACCGCACTTGTCACCGCTGCAGTCACATCAGCACCAGATGTCGCAGCAGATGTCACGGCAGAACCAACTGCACTGGTCACAGTCGCAGCAACATTCCCTCCGGCAGTCGCTGCGCTCGTCACGGCGCCACCAACTGCCGAGTTCACGGCAGATGTGACATCAAGCCCAGATCCGACAGCAGAAGTCACCGCAGATGAGACTGCGCCTTGAGTAACTGCCGCGACATCCGCACCAGAAGTCACGGCAGAGGAGACCGCACCAGACACCGAGGAGGAGGTGACAGACGCGACATTTGCACCAGTAGAGGCTGCAGAGTTGATGATCGATCCAACAGCCGTAGAAGCCGCTTGAGAAACATCACCGCCAGAAGTCACGGCGTTGTTGATAACGCTGCCAACAGAAGTGCTTGCAGCCTGAGAAGCATCTCCTCCCTGCAGAACCGTGGTCACATAGTTATTGACTATGGATGTCGTGTCGGCACCTTGAGTCGCTCCAGTGGCTGTTACGCCAGTCGTCCCGGCAGTCGCTGCAGGGGTAGTGGTCGCGCCGGTATCCACTCCTCCAGTAGAGGTTCCGGCGGTTATTCCTGAGGTGACTTCTGTACCCAGGTTCAAGTTGCCACCGGCTTGGATCACACCCGCAGTAGGACCGCCCGCCAGGGTCTCAAGGTATCCGCCAGTCAGGGCAGCATTCGGATCGAAGGTTCCAAGGCGATTGGTCGCAACATCACCGATGGCCGTTTGCAAGTAACCCGCCGGGAACTCAGAAATACCTTCTCTGGCCGTCGTTCTCACGACACTACCAGGAACACCCCTCACCAGGGAGTTCATCAGCGGGCCCTCGCCCACGACTGAGGCAACCGTCTCCACTGCAGCAGATGCAATACCTGCTTTCAGAGCCATCTCAGAGGCTCTTTCGTGCCCGAAGCCCTGTCCGCGCAGTTCGTTGTAGACCTGCTGTGCAGACTGCAATCCCGCCTCTACAGCGTCAGAAGTTGCGTTAGCCGTCACACCTGCAATGGTTCCGGCACGCTGAGAGATCATCTCGCCAAACTTGGCCTTCATCGCGCCAGATACAGCCCGTCCCGCAGCGAAGGATGCGCCGAACGGCAGGATTTCCTGCACCAGTTCGGTACCGGCAAGATCACCAACGGCAGCAAGCGTCTGCCACGGACGGTCAATGACTGCCCTGACGATCGCAGCACCCTTACCGGTGATGCCTTCGGCGTTATCAATGTCGTTGATCAGGTTTGCAGTTCCCTGTCGAACGACTTCTGGGGTGATTGAGCGACCCTGAGCCTCTAAGTTAGCGGCCGCTTGAGTCAGCGCCTCGTTGCCGGTTGCATATCCGGCAAGTTGACCGAGTTCACCAACCCCCTTCATCACGGGAGCGGCAAGACCTCGGATCGTCTCCCGCAAGGTGTCGCTTGCTTGGTAGTCCTCGAAGGTCATCTCTTTACCGGTGACCGGATTGATGGCCAAAGACTGCCCAGTAAAGGGATCGGTTTGATTCCGGGCGACTGCCAGGCCCTGCTCGAAGTCGTAGCGGTCACGCTCTTCCTTCGTCATCCTCTTGCCTTCCGTGGCTCCGGCAGTCTTCACCACAGCAATCGGAACACCGTTGGCGTCGTAACCGATATCGGCGCCTTCAACCTCAGCAGGACCGGCAATCCGTGCGCCTTCAACGGCGTAGTCTTTACGGACGCTTGTGATGTCCTGAGCGGTAGGTCCGCGAGTTCCGATGCCAAGCACATTGCCTTGAGCAAGATCCTGCCTCAGCAGGTCTTCCCGATTGGCGTAGACATACGAAGCCGCAGCATTGATGGCGTTCTGGTCAACCCAGTCAACCGCATCACCGAAGACTTCCCGAAGAATCTCAGCAGCACGCGCTTGATTGGTGGTTCCAACGGTTGCGTTGTTGAAGCCCTGAATCAGGTTACCCTCGCGGCCCCAACCCGGAACGACCTTGGCTGCACCAGTTGCTCCGGTTGTAGCGGCTGCGCCGGTTGTGGCGGCCGGAGGCACATAGTTGGGATCTTGCGCCAAGATCTGATCGGCACTTGCGCCCAGGGTGTACCGGTTGCCACCAAAGGTGAACATTCCATAGCCCTGAGACCTAGCCAGAGCGGCCGCCTCTTGTGGCGTAGAAGCCTTATCTGCCCCGATGTTCAGGGTCATCCGATTGGCAGCATCCTTCTGCGCTTGAGTCAGATCTCCCCACTCCTCATCGAAGATCTCGATCTCAGGGATGGCCATCTGAGTGATGGGGAGACCTTTTGCACGAGCAGTAGCGCGATCGATGGCATCTCCGCCAACAGCCGCACGAGCGGTGGCCAGAGCCTCTTCGTCGCTTGCTCCTGCGCGTTTAGCAGTAAGGAATGCGTTTGCCTCCTTGTCAGACATCACGCTCGGCAAAGATGCTCGATCAACAGCAGAAGACAACTGGCTCGCCGCTTCCATCACGCCCATCCAGGCAGCAGGATTGGAGCCCGCCTTTTGAATGGTGTTCAAGAGACCGACCGCCTTAGCCGCAACCGTGGCGTTGGGGTTGTTAACAAGTCCCGCCGCAGCATCAGCAATTGCAGAAAGGTTTGGCTTCCCGGAACTCAACTCTTGAGCAAGTCGAAGTCCCGCGGAAACTTGTCCCCCAATGATCCCAGTTCCCTCAAGGGCAGAGGTGATTGCACTTCCGGTGCCAGAAGTAATGCCTCCAACCAAGCCTGCACGAGCAAGGTCGCTCAGATCTCCGCCTGAGGCGATAACACCAGGAACAGCATTCAGGCCACTTTGAACCGCTCCGCGCACGGCGTCTGCAGCCACCTGACTTCCGGTGAGATTAAGCGTCTCTGCAGCGGCCGTATTGGCAAGGCTTGCGCCACCCGCTCCGAGGGCGCCAGTAGCAGCACCAGTCAATGCACCTTTCAGTACATCACCGCCCATCAGTCCTGCCTGGGCAGCCCCAAGACCGCCACGAACGATCGCATTTGCAGCGATGTTGGAAGCAAGCGTCGCGCTGCCGCCGCCGATCGTTGCGGCAAGACTCTTGGCCATGGGGCCCGCAAAGGCCATGGCCGCCATCGAAACTAGAGGAGCAACAGCGCCTTTCCAAGACTCCGAATAGTCAAAGCCCTCTTCGTCGATCTTGTTACCCTGGCCATCAAAACGGATGACCACACCACTATCACCACCCGTGAAGTAGCGAACCTCAGCACCGGTTATCGCACCGCCGTCATCGTAGGTGTAGGTCGTCTCAAGCGGCAGGTTGCGGTCATTCGTTGCAGTCTTGGTGGCTTGGAATCCACCGCCCTGACGCTCTCCTGCGAAGTCATACGAGATCGGCATCGACCGCAAGGTGTACTCACCAACCTGCATTCCGGGGTCGTTGAAGGTTGAGCCTTCGCCCTGATTGAATGCTTGGTTGTAGTTCGCACGCAGTTGGTCGGCGATGTTTGGATCGGCGCCAAGCAGGGTCGTGAAGAGCGCCTGAGGAGAAGCAGATGCGGCCTGCTGAACAGCAGATGCTGCCGCAGGGGCGGCAGTTGGCAAACCGCCCGCAGCAGGAACGGCTGCTTGTTCTAGGGTACTCGCAGCAGGCGCGGGAGCAGGTGCAGGAGCGGGAGAGGGAGCAGGAGCAGGTGAAGGCGCGGGGGCAGCCGCTTGTGCGAGTGCGCCGGTCTCACCTATTGTTGTACCGGTTCCGGTTACCGTGCGCCTTTCTGTGCCTGTTTGACTCAGTGCCGATCCGATTCGGTCTGCCATCAGGCGACCAAGTTCGGCATTTTGATGAACACCGTCAAGCAGAGAACCTGCCGGAATGCTTACATCGCGGACATTGACGAACTGCAGCCCATACTTCTGAGCAAGTTGCTCAATTCCTGCGTTGATCTGGTCTGCGACCGTTGCGCTCTCTCTCGTCAAGTAACCGGCAATATTTCCGCCAATCGAGTCTGCGCCGCCGAAGAACGGAGAGACGCCGACAAGAACAGGCGTTGATCCGTTGCGTTGGGCAATCTGGATCATCTGCTCGATGTTGCTCAGGGACTGATTGGCATTTCCCAGTTTGATGGCGTCTGCTGCGCCATAACGGAGGATCACCTGATCTGGCCGGTTGGTGGTGATGTAGTTCTCAAAACTACCATAGCCTGTGTTGCCGGTCAGTGCGTCTTGAGATGTCTGCCCACCGGTTGCGACATTGTTTACAACACCGCCCGTGTAGTCGGACAGAACACCTTCTAGAGAGTTGCCACGAGATGTGTCCTCGCTCCCGTCCATGCGGTAGCCAAGAACGGAACTGATGGAGTCACCAAACACCGTCGTGGTGTTCGGCGCATCATCGCCACTTGCGCGATAGAAGTCGTTGATGTTGAACTGAGTGCCAAGTGCGCGATTAAATTCAGAAACCGTTTGAGCAGGAGTCCATCCCTGCTGTTCTGCATACTCAAGACCTCGCTGAGTTGCAATCGCATCGTTTGCACCACCGGCATACATATAGTTCTTGAACCATTCCGGTGAGCCAGTCGCAGGCGCCTGAGTTGAGGTCAACCCAGTGTCTATAGCGTTTTGATCAGCAGCGGCACCTGTGCCAACAGCCGAATCAACGGAACTCGTTGCCGCATTCCCAACAGTGGAAAGCGCCCCACTTGCAGCAGGCGCTTGGCTTGTGGCCGCAGTTGCAACAGTAGAATCGGCTGCAGAAGCGGGAGCGGCAAATCGAGATTGATACTCCGGCGAACGCATGAATTCCGAGGCAACCATCGTCGGTGTGTAGCCTTGGTTTTCCATGGCGTTCAACCAGAAGTTGAACCCGCTTTCGTCTGGCGCACGGCCTAGCATCTGCTGATACAGATTATTCAGCACCATGCCGTTGAAAGACGATGATGCAGCAGGTGCCGCAGAGAGCGCATTCACACTTGAAGCAGAGGGAGGCGCAGGAGTCTTCGGCTGAAGCCCGGACGCAAGCCCTTGAAGGGCAGACCAGTCCGTGTCCGTCTGAGTCCCCGCTGCTTGACGGATCTGCGCGTCAGAATAGCCTTGCCCAAGAAGGGTGTTGTAGTAGGCAGCCTTCTCAAGCGGCGACTTGGTTGCGATGTCCGGCGACAAAGTCAAAGGGGGCTGATAAGCCCCTACTGTCATGCTTTGATTGACCTGTTGTTCGGTGGGCAGTGCCATGTCAGTTTCTCGGGTTGACAGCGCCGACTACCGCCTGCGCCCATTCTTGCCAGTCATCGAAGTTGTAGGGGCTAGGAACGCCTTCTCGGGTGAAGATGTCCACCGCAAGCAGCCCAGTACCCCAGGATTTCCAGTCTATAGAAGGATCGGGGATCTGCAGGCTCTGAGCGGCGTAGAGTTCCACCATGAGCGCCGCCCACGATTCGAACGTGTGATACCGGGGGTCGTAGATGAGACCTACAGACATTACACCGTGTACCCGCGGACATCGCCGAAGTCGGCATTGACAATGATCTTGCCGGTCTGATAGTCCCCGCCAACGATGTCGGAGACGAACTTCAGTTGCAAGACGCGCCGCTGCTCCTTCATGTCGATCTTGCTCGTGGAGCCGTCGAACGTGTAGGGGCCGCTTACCTTGTCAGGCTGCTGCGGATACGGACGTCCCACGATATACAGATCCATGGTCTGAGTAAGCAGGAAGTCCGGCTCAACCCTTTCGAGGCGAGTCCACCGGTTTTCCCCCACAGGAGAAGGCTGAGAAGGCCCGCCCGCAATGACGCCAAGATCCGAAGTGGTGAAGTAACTCTCGATCGCATTGACGGTCGTTCCTTTCACAACATCCTTGCCGAACTCGTGCTGCCACAAGGAGAACAGCCCAACAATCTTGGCAACCGTGACCTGAAGGTTAGATCCGCTTCCGAAAGTTGCCGTGAGCGTGTTCCCGACCGTATAGCCCGATCCAGGGTCTTCGATCGTCACCTTGGTGATAGACCCGTTATTGACCTCGAAAGTGGCCTTGGCGCCCGTTCCAGAGCCTCCGGTAAGGGTCTGGTAGGAATAGGTGCCGTCGGTGTAGCCAGTCCCTGCGTTGGTGATCGACAGGGCATTGAGCGTGCCGGTTTGATTGGCGTCCCATCCCGCTGCAACCGGAAACCTGAACACCTGAGAGAAGTATCCGGCAGACCTTCTGGCCCCAAGAGCCTCTCCGGTGTCGTACCAAGCGTTCTCACGGATGTTGTAGACGATCGCGTCCGTGGCTTCGCTGTTATCTCCGCGGGGGTAGAACCACCAAACCTCTCCGAACCGCGGAACCTTACTGGCCCAGACCTTCTGGCGTTGGGTGTAGTTCAGGTTGTCGAAGAAGTAGTTCTGGTTCATGTCGTTGGGGACTTCCTTCACCACACCGTTGTAGAGAAGGAATCGATCCACACCGCACCAGAAGTAGATGCCGTCGTACTCGATGATCGACTGAGAAGACAGAAGAGAAGACTGGCTCGTGATGATGTCATAGCGCCAGTATTGGGTGATCGTCGTCCCACCCACAACAACGTTCGTCGGGGCATAGGACACCCGAATGAGGGAATCCAGAGACCAGAAGAGGCCCGAGGGAGCGTTGGAACCGCCTCGAACCGGCAAGCCTTGGACGATCTTTCCGGTGGCGACGTTGACCTCGTTGGCTTCCGCAGAAACCCAGTCGTCGATGTTTCCTGCAGCGCAGTTCCGCACCAGTCCGTCGTTGCCGTACACGAAGACGTAAGGGTGAAGAGTCACAACCCCACCAGAGACCTTGACCTCGTTGTCGAAGATCAGATCGACGTTGGAGCCGTTTGCTGAGGCGTTCTGAGTCAGAGTCAGCGTCGTGGTGCTGATGGATAGAACCCTCGTTCCGGCAGGGATTCCAGGCCCCGTCACAACTTGTCCTGCAGCGATGTTCAGATTCGCCGCTGAAAGAGTTACCGTTGGAGAGCCGGAAGTGATTGTCGCGGCCTGTTGAGCAAAGACACCTGCGGCGTAGAGGATCGTCCCGTCTACCGGCCCCACCAACAGGTAGGTATCGACCGGAGAGTCGATGTTGTTCAGGTCTTGAGATGGATGAGCCAGGAGCAGGTTGTTCTGCGAGTTGGCAGAGTCCACAAAGGTATCAAACTGCCACAGGTTGTCATCACTGGCCACAAAGGGGCTCGTGATGGCGTTGACCTGCAGCAGAAAGCCAGTTCCGCCAGGGATGGAGGCCGTGATTTGATCCCCGACCGCAAACCGCATCCCGCCGCTCGTAATGGTGACGGAAGTGATCACCCCGCCTGCCACCACGATCGTGGCGTAGGCGCTCATTCCGCTGCCGGAGACGGGGTAGGTCAGTGCTTGGTTCGTGTAGGTGCCGTTCGTGTACCCAGATCCCGCATCCAGGATGGCCAGGGTGGTGATAGGCCCGCCAATCTGGAAATCAGAGATGCCAGATCCGATGCCGTTGTTGTTGACAGGAACGACCTGAACACCGTCAGCGTAGCCGTTGTAGACGTTGTTGAAGTTGTCGCGTGGAACGACAAAGACCCCGCGAGAGGGGCCTGACAGGTCTGGAGTGATCTCCCGGTATCCGCCCATCTTGCGAGGGCGCTTGCGCTGAAACCGCACCCACCGGCCGTCAGCGTAGAACTCCTTGTCAAAAAGAGTTCCGTCCCGCTGAATACCGGGTTTTGTGTCGAGGGCGAATACCTTCTTCGTCACTTCAGAATGCTCCGCCGGAGATGCCGGTGGTGAAGTTTCCAGACCCTGTCACGCTCACGCCTGATGCAGTCGTGTCAAGCACGAGGTTGCCAAGAATCGAGATGCCGAATCGACCTGCACCAGGACGATACACACCGGTGTTGGTCTCAGATGCAAAGTTCAGACTGGGAGATCCCGCAGTGCCGTTGGACAGAGAAAGCGCCGTAGCGCCCGCCTGAGTCGTGTTGGCGTTGTAGAAGTTCGTTCCATCGCAGATCACCGTGGCCTGACCGCCTGCAGGTATCACAGCATCTGCAGCGCCAATCGCCCCAGTAGTCACTGTCAGAGTGAAACCACCGGCAACCGTCTGGTTGGAGATCACATACAGGTTCGCCACAGGCGGGTAAGTGACCGTGACGTTCGATACCAAGGTTCCCGTGTAGAACTGGATCGTGTTCGAGGCTTCGTTGGCCGTCAGTGTGTAAGGACCGCCCGTGACCGGTTTTGTCAGGACGTTGAACTGGAAGTCAGAACTCTGACCGTAGCCGATCGTGACGAACGCAGTTCCGGTGCAGACGATAAAGGCAGACTCTCCAGGGGCAAAAGCCTTGGTAGTGCCACCATCGAACAGTTCGGAACTCGTGGTGCCAATCGTGACCGTTCCGG